CAGAGAATAGCAGTAGAGTCTACTGAAATATTTAATGGTAAAGAAGCTAACTTTAGTGAGATAGTTAGTATGATTGATAAACATAAAAATAATATTGATGAAGAAAAAACTCCTGCCATAACTCATGACATAAATGATGTATTAACTTCTTTAGCAACAACATCAAGATGGAAATTTAATATACCTGTACTAAAAGATAATGTGGGTGGTATTGGTAGTGGTAATTTAATGATTGCATTTGCTAGACCAGAGACAGGTAAAACTGCATTTTGGGTTAGTTTATGTGCAGGACCAGATGGTTTTGCAGATCAAGGTGCAAAGATACATGCCTTTATAAATGAAGAACCTGCTGTTCGCACACAGATGAGAGCAATATCATGTTATACTGGTATGACTAGAGAACAAGTTATGGGTGATTTAGATACAGCACAATCATATTGGGATCATATAAAAGATAATATATTTATGTTTGATACAGTTGATTGGTCAATGGATGACATAGATGCACATTGTGAAAAACATAAACCAGATATGATTGTAATAGATCAATTAGATAAAGTTAATGTATCTGGAACTTATGCAAGAACAGATGAAAAATTAAGACAGATATATACAAGTGTAAGAGAAATAGCAAAGAGAAGAAACTGTGCAGTAATTGCAATATCTCAAGCATCTGCTGATGCACATAATAGAAACAGTATTTCATTTGATCAAATGGAAAACTCTAAGACAGGTAAGGCAGCCGAAGCTGATTTAATTATTGGTATAGGTAGAAATG